GACCACACTAGCACGCACGCGAATATTGAGCACGGACCCCGGAACCAATCCGCTACCGTCCAGAACAAAGCTATTTTCCGCGGCGGTCAAACTATTTACCGAAGCCGCCGCCGTGCTCACCAGATCCGAGCCACTGACCGCGCCCTCGTCGTTGGATAAGTACGCTTCCACGTCTACCACTGCGGTGCCATCGCTGACCGTTGTGACCATACCGGCCTTCACCTTCACGCGTACAGACTGCGCCGCCGTGAACTCTACCGGCAGCGGCCAAGTAAATAGCGCGTATTGTGTCACGCTCGCCGCTTTACTGTCTGACGTCTGAATGGCCAGCGTATCGGTTCCGTACGCTGTGCCGACAATCGCCAAGTCATCGCCCGCCGCCGTCCCCGGCAGTACAGTTTGTGGCGCGTCATGAACGCGCATCTCCGTAAATGGTATGGCGTAGTTCGCTAGGTTGTCCTGTACTATCTGCGCACGCGCCAAGCCCGGCTGTAGTTCGCCGGAGTACGTCACGTCGCCGCTGACAATAATACTGTCACCAAATTCGGTAGGCATGGTCTCACCTTATGGGATTGGTAGCCACTTAAATAGCTTTTTGAAATCACGTTCCGGGTATATCGAATAGCACAAATACACCTTCTGCGCGCTCGGCGGGTTGGGTTGGCCCTTGCCGTCCAAGAATACCGGCTTCGTTATCTGGTTGCCGTTGGCGTCTTGCATGGCCCGCACGGCTGGCGCTCCAGACATCGGCGCCGCCAGACTCCCGCCCTTACCGTCAGGCGCTCCGCTGCCGGCATAGGTATACGTCCCACGGTCCAGCACCGCCGCGCGCCAGCCTGTCCAGACGGTTTCATCCCCGCGTTTCACCCACGCGTCATCCATCACCAGAACGTCAGTACTTATCTGCCAAACGGTGCGCCCGTTCTTGCGGACAATCGAACCGCTGACGCCGGCTATCTGCAACTCGAATTCCTGGAATGACTCTTTATAAATGGTGCCGTTTACCGCTTGCTTGTCCCGAATCTTGAACGTGACAAACTTGCTATTCACGGAGCCCGGCGCCCAATCCAACTTGGGCGGGCACTTCTTTTCATAGGACATGAAACGCAACAGCATACGCGAAACGCGCTTTTCTGGCGGCGGGTCAAACATAACGTCCGCGCTGTTTACTATCGGCACGTCCGTCTCATTCTCCGCGTATATGGTGCCTTCGGTTTGATGCTTGAAGCCAAACCGATAGGTTGCCTTGTCCGCCGGGACTACTTCCTCAACAAACGATATCTCTAGGGTGGGCGCCCATTCCGTTGGGTCGTTCGTAGCTTCGCCTGCTTCGTTTTCGTTGGTCTCTTCCTCTTCCTCTTTCGCGCTTTTAAAGTGCGCTTCCAACGTCCACAACGTAGAGCTGCCATCCTTCAGCCGTGGCGTTAACGTGTCACAAATCACTTCCCGGTCTACGGTGCGCCCGTACCGCAGATAGCGCCCGTCATAGGGCAAATAGACTTTGCCGCCGCTCCCGTCATAGTCGAGATTATCCCGGCAGTAGTCCGCTATGTCCTGGCCCTGATACTGGTAGCCGTCGGTTTGTATGTTGTAGTGCGCGGTATACTCTCGGCCGCTCGACTTGTACGTGCCTTCGGCGCCGGGGTACGCGTGCGTGATATCCGTGACGAAGCTGGCCATCGGTTACGGTCCTATCCCGGCAACGCGAATAGTTGCGCCGCCGCTTGTGTTCTCGGCTATCTGCGTCAGGATGCGCCGGCGCCGGTTCGCCTCGGCCAACATCTTCTTGCGTTGTTGTTTCGCTGTATGCATCTCGGCGCGCTGTTGGCGTATCGCGTTCGCTTCCGCCATCGTCCCCTTCAACACTGCGCCGAAGGTGCGCCGCGCGTCCGGCGTTCTGGTTTCCGTCGGCTTCGTTGCCGCTAGTAGCTCATCCTGCGCTTTCTTGATTGCGCGCCCCGCTGTCCCGGCACTAATCGCGCCCATCTGGAACAAGTGCATTGCGTCGGCAATCGCCTTTTGTGCTCGCTCCATTGGCGTGGCCAACGATTCACGCATACTGTCCGCTGCGTTCTGCATATCCTCCGCCGCTTTCTTCGCTGCGTCGGCCGCTTTCTTGTTCGCTGCTTCTTCGTCCTTCAGCCGCTTGTCTTCCATGGCTTTGCGCATGGCTTCCGCCGCTTTCGCTTCTTGGCTGACTCCCACCGTGGCGGGTATCAAGTCGCGACCAGTCACCCAACGTATCCACGGGCGCAACGTCTTAAACACCTCCGTGAGGGCTTCAATAAACATCTGCAAGACCGGTATCAATGTAATGCTGATCTCATTCCACACGCCCTCCAAGGCTTTGTTCATATCAAGAAGCGCGTCATTAAAATCCGCCACCATAGCGTCATCAGATGCCAGCGTGCCGTTTAGCGCGTCTGACTCTTTCATATAGCCGCGTATGGCGTCCGAACCCATGTTCATAGTATTGACGAGCGCGGCCCCCTCGGAATCGAACAGCTTAAACGCCGTCCGCAAACGGTGGCCACTCATACCCACCTTCTCCGCCGCTTCCGTGATTGCTAGAAACTGCTCGTCCGGCGCCATGCCTACCAGCTTCTGCGCACTTAATCCCAGCTCTTGAAGAATGCCCTGAGCTTCGCCGCTGCCGGTCGCCGCTTCCGCTATGCGCCGGCTCATGCGTTGCATAGCCATATCTAGCGTACCGGCGTCAACTCCAGACTTTTGCGCCGCGTGGCGCAAACCACGTAACGCGTTGGACGTCATGCCGAGCTTCTCGGCTGTCTTCGCCGTGGCGTCAATCCGCACCATAGCGGCGGAGAACTCTTGACTCACTTTAGATATAGCGGCGCCAACGCTATTGATAGCCGCGATAGCCGGGAACGCTTTACCGGCCAAGCCCGCGAGCCCCGCCCCGCCGGTTACCTTGTCCAGCATACCGCCACCGCCACCGCCGCCGCCCTTCCCACCTTTACCGCCGCCACCGCCGAAGCTCCCACCGAATGCCACCTTACCGAGCTTGCCGGCCATCGTCTTCCCGGCTGCGCCCACTTTCTGGAAGCCCTTGATTGCTGCTTCAGTGTTAGCGCTGACCACAATGGCCAGATTGCCTACCGCTTTCTTGGCCACGTTTACGCGCCTCCGTCTTGGCGTTGTGCGCTTTGATTCGCTTCAGCGCTTCGTATGGGCTCCAGCCGTTTGCGCTCGCCTTCTCCGCCTCGAAGTATGGCCACATTGGCGTGGGTAGGTTTCGGTTCGACCTGGAGAAAGGCGCCATGCCTAGCGTTGTGTGTGCGGCTCCGCGCGCGTCTGCTCTTTCTTCGCCCCACGGCTGCAACTCGTAACGGGCGCGCCAGTCCATAAACTGAGACCAGCTCAACGGCCCGCCGGGCTCTAGCAAATAATCCGGGTGTGGGACGTGCAACCGCTCGCAAAGCTGAAACGCAAAGCACCATAGCGGCGACTGCTTCAAACAGTTTTTTTTTCATCCAGGTCATCTGACTCTATCAGCCTCATGAACCGCAGCGCGGCGATCCCCGCGCGTGACACTGTCGCCAATGTCTCCCGTTCCAGATAGGCGGCGCCCGCCTCCGATCCGAACACCAGCGCGCCGTCATCGTCTATCACCGTCATCCGTAGCACGCGCGCCAGCAGGTCACCGGATTCGGTCGCGTCATCCTTCGCGGTTTGCAGGTCTCGCGCTATGTCCAATTGGTCCCGCGTTGTAAGACGCTTTATCTTCACCGGCCCGCCCCACTCCGGCACGTCAATTACCGTCGTCGCCGGCCGCTCCGCTGTCAGTTCCTCCAGAGTTTTCATCGTCGAAAATCCCCGCTTCCGTTGCGATCTGTTGCGCCAGTATTACCAGCCGTTCCGGTCCTATCTGGCGCTCCAGCTCTAGGCCACCGTGTGAACCACAAAACGGCATAACGTCAGCCGTCAGCCGGCGCAACGCCAGCTGGACGATTGACCGCTGGCGCGCTGCCGTCCACTCCACCGCGGCGCCGGCGTTTTCAATCGTAGCCCAGCGCCGGTATTCGTCAACTAGATTGGGCTCTAGCGGCACGCGCCGGTATATGCTGCCACCTATTTCAATTTCGGTCATGACGTTGTGATTGCTCCGGTTCTGTTCAATGTCACGGTACGCATGACTAGAGATGAATTGTCGATGCTAGCGCCTTCGATTGACATTACACGCGCGTTAAACGTCCACGTTTGCGTGGCGGTCAACGCTCCGCCGCTTCCGTCATTGACTCCAGGGAACACGATACTCCAGCTGGATTCTGTCCTGTCATCGAAATCGCCGTTGACCAATTCCTGATTGGAATCTCCGGGCTCCCAGATCTGCTCAAATGAGAAATCAGACGTTGACTCCAGGCCCTGCATATCGGCCATGATTGTGGAATCGAGGTCTGAAGAATCTATACGCTCGTACGCTCTAGGCGGCGGCGTTACGCTGCGAATCTCACCCTGCGCCGTGGAAGCTCTCTTAACTAGCGTTCCATATCCCACAAGTTTATCAGCCACGTGTATCACTCCTGATAATTAGGTGCCAGGGTCATGTCCAATGATCTCAACTTGTAGCGCTGCAATGTGGCGCCCTTGGTCGCTCATGTCTTGGCGTGGTAGGTAGTCGTCACTGTGTTCGTTAACGAACAGCGCCAACACTTGGCCACCCGTACCAAACGCGCCTTGTGTCCCGTCTAGCTTGCGGATATCGTCCGCCAGCGCCATCACGGAACCTATCGACGTGCTGACCGCTTCGACGTTTAGAAACTCCCTAAACGGTCGCTGCCCCGTGGCCGGGTTCAACACCGGCTCTCGCTCTATGCTGGCCCGCTCAAACCACACGTAGTCACTGACGTCCGCGCCTTCTTGCGTGACTTCGTTCTGATAGCAGCGCGCACCGATACGCGCCGCAATTGACGACTGCGCCAGGATAAACGTTCGGAAGTCTTCGCCTAGTTCGGCCACGGTTAACCCTTCAACATTTGCCGTTGTGCTGCAGCGCTCGCCGGCTGCTTCTCCGTCCAGCTGAGCTTGTTGGCTTCGGCGATTATTTCGTTTTGAAACTTCACCTCAAACGCACGAAGCGCCATCATTCGCGAGCCGTCAAAGCTGCGCTCCATAAACCGCGCGCCGCCGTGGCCCGGATGGTCTACCTTCCGCTCCCAATTCAGCCTGTTGTATCGGCGGAACACCAGCACGCCGCCCGCCATGGTGCGCCCCACCGTGGCCCGGATAACGTGCGACTTCACCGGCTGGTCAACCAAGTGAAGCGGCACTATCTTGCCCTGCCCACTGATTCCGCCGGTGCGGCTGCGTGACATACGCGCCCGCCCCTGCGCCGCCGCTAGCGCCTTAGTCGATCCGCTCCGGCCGCCACGCTGACCGATAGCCGCTACGATTATCCCGCCGCGCCGATACGAACGGACAACGTGCGTGATTGATCGACGTAGCAGCCCGGTACGCTTCGGCACCAACGCCCGCACCCGTTTAGCAACCGGCCGCGCCGCTGCGTTCACCGCCTTGCGCGTAACCTTGCGCCGGATCTTCTCGTCAAACTTATCAAAGAATTTCTCCATTTCGTCGTTGCCGGCCACGCCCATTCTCAAATCAATCTTAATTCGCTTTTGGCCAGCCTGGACGCCTGCAAGCCCTACCGGGTCAAAGCCGCCGCGGCGCCGTTTCGGTTCTCTCCCCATCGCTACACGTCCTCCCTACAGAGAAGCTCCACCCACCGGCTACGCTCTTCCAGATTGTTCACAAATCCGATATTCAAATAGCGCGCGCCGCTTTCGCCTGACATCTTCAGACGCTGCGTTACGTCTAGCCCGGTGCGCCATCGGATAGTCACGCGGTGCGTCACCACGCCGCTTATCTGGTTCGCTTCTTGGCGCTCGTCACCTGACAGGCTTTCAACCTTGCCGCGAAGCGTTGCCACGTCTGACCAATCGCCGGTACGCTCCCCGCGCGTACCCTGTCCATCCGGTGGCGCCTGCAATACCAGCACGTTCCGCAAGTCGGCGCTGCGCATGTCGGCGAGTTTAGCCATAGAGTAACAGCCCCTCTCCAGCCATCACGCTGTCAAGCTGTGACAGGATGCCGCGCGCGATAATTGAGTTGACGTCTTGAAACCCTTGGCCGCGTGTGTTGTACCGATAGTCTACGAAGTCACGCACCGCCGCCTTTACCACATAGGGAACCGCTGCGGCTGTCGCGTTGCCGCACGTGTGAACTATCGTCACGTCAGCTGTAACGCCGTAGGTAGTTGGCCACGTCTGCCCCTTGGCCACGCTGACAGTTGCCGCCAGCGGCGCCGCGTCTACGCGATACTTGGACGCCGCCAGCGTTTGCGAATCGCCGTCGCTGTCCAGGTATGTGATTGACGTGACGGTGCCGAACGGTGGCCGCGTGATATGGATGGCCGAGTCGCGCCAATACAGGCTATCGTTCCACCCGTTCATCGTAAGCGTCCACGTTTGTTCCATGCACGCCAGCCCGTAACGGTTCTCAATCACCGCAACGGATTCCCTGACAAGATCTTCGATCAGAGTATCGTCATCGTCTATAGTGACGTTTGAATAGCGCTTACACTCTGCCACGGTTACCGGTAGAGCCGTTGGCGCTGTCGTCAGCCTGTGCATTCCGTGCGCTCGCTTTCTTCCGGCGCCGTGGCGCCGGCTTGGCAAGTCCCCGCCCTACGAGAATCTCAGCCAAGCCGGCATCAACCGCGGCCGTTGTGTTAGCTCGCAACCCTAGATAGTCGCGAAGCATTTTGACACGTTCCATGCGTTAGCTCGCTGCCGTCATAAGTAAAGCGTAACCGCCGCACACGCTGGCGGTGCCGGGCTCATGCACCTGCACATTGGTGCGCTGTTCCGCCCGAATGGTCGTGCAAGATTTGTCGAATGCGTATTCGCTTGACATAGCAATATCAACACCCGACCGCACGCCCAACGCTACACACTTGGCCCAATCACCGAAGCCAATAGCGGCTGAGTCGGCGGCATCCGCCGGCATATGATCGGTTGTGTAGATCGGCCGGCCGAAGAGGAAGCCAGCGGCGCCCGGAGCCTCTGACGGACCGGCGAGATTGTCCAAAGTATTCCCACCTGCTGCGTACAGCAACTTGTCAATTACCTGACTTTTAAACGCACGCGAACAGATAAAGGACGCGTTCAAATGGTAGGCGCTGGGGAGCGTACCGACCAGCGTGTTAAGGTCGGCCAACGTCACATCGGTCCAGCTCGTTTCACCACTCGACAGGGTAACCTTAGAGCCAGCGGCGGCGGCGTCAATAATTCCGGTTTGCCCCCCGTACCCGCTACCATCGCCTAGGACAAATTCTGCGTCAAGCTGATTCGCCAGCTCGTATGCACAACGCTGCGCGATACGTGACGCGACGTCAATGATACTATCCTGCATCAGCTCATTAGAGATGAGCACCAACATCTTCTTGGCCACTAAGCTCAGATTGATCTGGCCAAAGGTTGCGGTTGACTCCGTAATGGATGCGCCTTCCGCTGTGTAGTACACCGATGGCCCGGCCGTCAGCTTCGGAACGTCAACCTTGTCGGTTGTCATCGGGATAACGTCGCACACGCGCGGCGCCAGCCCTACCTCGTTTTGTAGTTCCCATATAGCTGAACTCAGAATTCGGGGTGTAAGATAGCCACCGAGTGAATCCGTACTTTCTTTTTGCTGTGCGTTGATGCGCAGCCCGTTATCGTTGCAGAATTGGACCGCGTCCAC